GTTATCTCATAATCAGCAAACGCACGACGTAGCACTAGGGCGCAAACTAAACCTGCGTTCCCGCCACCAACGATTGTTACGCACCTACGCGCAAGATTGGTTCCTTGCATTTACCTAAACCAAGTTACAAGAGAATATTTTGTTCCTTTTTCCACCGGGTGAGCAATATGGGCATAAGGGAAATTGGAAGGAAACAACGCTACTGTCCCCGCTGTAGGTTCAATCGTCACTTTCTGGTGAGGGAATTCCAATTGACCACCCTCAAAATCATCATTTAAGAAAAGCACCATACTCAACGCTCTCGAATTTTGAGCATGATGATCATGATGGATTCGATACTCTGCCTTGTTTTGATAACGGATAGCCCTAAATCCCTCATCAGCACACAATGAGAGATCATAAACTCGTCTGAAATTATTAACCAACTGATCTAATGCCGCTTGAAATTCTTCCATTTCCTGCTGCAAAGCATCAAAATCAGGATCATTGAAATCCACATGGGCGAAACAACCCAACTCAGACTCAACGCTGCTCCTATGCTCATTCGCACCTTGATGATCTCCAACACCCGTCCGTGAACGAGTCCACGCTGTAGGGGAGTACTCCAATTCAGCCGCTTCGTTTATTAGCGCCAGCAACTTTGGGGCGTTCTCGTACCATCCTTCGTGGACGAACATCCCCGGTGCTGGGTTTAAAAGTGTGTCGGATGACATGGAAACTCCTTCGTATTAGTAGCACTTACAACTTTATGACTTGCATCTCTTTTCAATTCCACAAACATATTACCGCCTACCCAAGGGGCACGCGGCCACAGCCATTCGTCGGGAGCGGCTCGTGGAAGTCTTCTGAAATCTCCTTGATTGAATACAGTCAAGTTCGCTATCCGATTCCCGGCAAGTACTGTTTCCACCCCGTGTGCATACAGGTAGTTGGCTGGATACATCATCGTGTCGCCCCTTTGGGGGGCGTATTCAATGTCCAGATAAGGCAAATACACTTCCCCTCCCGTGTATTCGTAAGGGCCGGGATTGTCGTGTTCCACATAGTTGCTGAAAAAAGTGATGCAAACAAGTAAACGAGTAGGTGCCACAGGATCGGTGTACTCAGAGCGTAGGGCTTTGATCGTTCCGGGGGTGTTATCTGAATGCGCCCCCATTTTGGCACCCGAAACATAATTCAATAACCTGTGGGCTTCCTGCCATTGAAGATCATTAAACAAACATGGATACAGGTTTCCGTATTCGACAAGACATTCTAAATATACGTCTTGAAGATCAAGCATAAAGGCATCGTAAGGATCGTCTTTGTCCCAATCATCACCATTGGGTGTGTGCGAAACACGCATCGGCAAATTTCTGTTTTCGTAGTACTTTCGTTTTTCTGGGTCTTGTCTGCCGTCGTCACGCCACTCGCTGCCGCGTTCTACCCTGTAACGATGATCCCACATTTCTGGAATAAACGCATCTTCGTATTCGATGCTGTTGTGCCAAACAGTTACACCGGGAGCAATGATTTCTAAATCCATAATCAGTCCGCGTAAACATAGACAGTATCGGTGTTCAACTCTTTACCATCTCTAGTTACCGTGAACCGATATTTACCAATCTTTTCAAAAGTTATGATCCATCTGGCTCTTGATGCCTCAACCCATTGAGGTTCAAGGTTTTCAAATAGAACTTCCTTAGAACGAACATTCTCAACTTTAAATTTCAAAGACCCTTTTCTTAAATCGTCATGCTCGTGGACCATTAGAAAAACAGCCACCGTGCCAGCGACAAAATCATCTTGACTGCGTTCCACATGTGATATTTCCGGCAGTTTCACAATGTCTGCCGTTTCAGGGAACACGAAATCAGGGTAATCGGTTTTTAATCTTTCCGAAATCCCATGAATTATTGGAAGTTGCCACAAAGTAGCCTCTTTGACGTAAGGCTCTGTATCTTCTTCCACTGGAACATAAAATAAAGTCTTCATTTAAATATTGGCAGTATCTAGGGCAATCAGTCTGCCATTAACTCCTGTGTTTAAAGAATAACTCGGTGTGCCCGCTTTTCTGGTGACCACAATCAAAACTCCGCCACCTCCACGACCGCCACGTTGCCCTGTATAACCTGTTCCCCCCGCTCCACCTGTGTAGACCCCAGCAGGAGTGTGGTTGGGAACGGAAGGATTGGCACCGGTATGCGAACCGGGATTGCCCGGAGTTGTATGCGACGTTCCATGATGGTTCGTAGTGGAATCGTGAACTCCGGAGTTACCCGCCGTCACGCCTAAAGTATGATTGGTCAAAATGTTCAGGTTGCCGCCTGTACTTGCGTGGGCAATTTCCATGTTCGTATTGAAATTGGCATACGGGTTGCCCGGATTGACGTTACCCGGCTGATAAGTATGGTTTGTAGGGTTGTGGTTACCTGAATGGTGTCCACTGGGACTTGGATCGTTATGAACCGGAGGGTTTTGAGTGCCGGGAATGGGAATGTGTTGACCGGGGTTATGACCGGGATTGTTCACACCTGACGGACCCGGACTTAAAGCCTCATGATGATTGGTGTGATGATTCACCGGATTCGTGTTGCCCGGAGATGTCCCCGCAGTGTGAAAATAAGTCGGATCGTTTGACCAAGGGTTACCCGGACTCACACCAGAACCGTGGCCCGTTCCATGAACATCAGCGTTTGTGAAGTTGTGTGTATAAGGGTTGCCGGGAGTCACACTGTGATGAGAAGGGAAAGGACTATCAGGTGCAGGAGTACCTCCCGTACCTGCTGATCCGGTAACACCTCCACCGCCTTCAGAATAGATGCCACCCGCACCAGAAATAACGCGAGCAGAAACCATAACTACCCCGCCGCCACGGCCTCCCGTTCCGCCTGAACCGCCAGTTCCTGCCGTACCGCGTCCACCGGGAACACCCACAGTGCCCGAATCCGATGGATGCTGACCTGCCGTACCCGTACCATCAACGCCATCCGCTCCCGTACCTCCGCCTGCTCCGCCTTTTACACGAAAGAAGTTGGACCCACGCTGCTTATAAGAGTTGATGGCATCCCGCAAATCAAAGAAATCGTTAGATGACACACCGACAGAACTATTGACTGCCCCTGAACCCGAAAAGGTGTAACCCGGAACGTAACCATCTGGTTCACCGGCACCACCCAAACCATCAGTAATACTCGTGCCAATTCCTACGGTCCCCGCCAAGGAACCCGTAGTGACACTTGCAACTGCTTCTTTAACACCAATATCACCAGTTAGAGTCAAAGTGTTCTTAACGAATACTCTAAAACCATTAGGGTTCAGCGTTGCACCAGTATTAACAGTCAAATTGCCGTAATACATATCTTCCGTAAGAGAAGTATCTGAAGTGATTGTCACATCACCATCATCTCCACTACCGAAAATCAACTCTCCATCAAATTGGAGATCGCCAAATTCGTCCTCAGGCAGCATTTCGACTGCATAAGGAAGTAGATCCTTATCTCTACGAACACCCTGATCGTATTTCGGATCAGCCATCAGTCCGCCTCTAAGAAGTAAGCATTCCCCGCAGAACCGGTGCCTGCACCAGCCGCGCTAAGGGTATAAGAATGACTTTTATCTGAAGAAATCAAAAACAGAACACCGCCACCAGCATCACCTGACGCCGTAGCCGAGATATTTCCATTTCCGAACAGATAACGAGCACAAACGATTACTACACCGCCCCCATAATTTGTTCCATCGCCCGCTCCACCTTTCAAGAGATTAATAGTTCCCGTAGCGGGATCAAACGAATAGCCATCAACAGCGTTTAACGGATTCTTGTACCATTTCGTTCCGCCCAAAGCGGCAGTAGGAGCCGTCACTGTGTGACTTGTCGATGCCCCACCTAAAGAGTTGGTTACAGCAGCAGATTGTGAACCGATACCCAAAGAACCCTGAGCCGCAGGGCCAGCCGTCATTCCAATCGTTCCATTCAAATACAAGTTTCGTTGAACAAACACGCGATAACCCGCAGTGTTCAAAGTTTTCGCCGCATCAACGGTAAGATCTAAATAGTATTTATCTTCTGTAAGAGTTGTATTCGCGCTAATAGTTGCAGAAGCATCCTCCCCACTTCCAAAGATATGGGAAGGAGAATCATAAAAATCCGCAAGAGCATCGGGAGCGCCGAGCCTGACCAGCCGCCCCATGATTACGTCTCCTGTATGCCAGAAGAATGAATCGTGATTGCCGCAGCGACGCTTGCCAAACCTTGCAGAGTTGCACCAGTCTCCATGACAGACGACAAGTTAACAAACATTGTTGATGTCGCATCAACGGTCATGTCGTACAACAAGGCATTTGCAACACCCGCAGTACCACCATTGGGCACGACATACAACTGCACCGTCCTGTTGTTCGCAGAAACATTGCACAAAGTGATTTGCTTCAAAATTGCTGTAGTTGAAGCAGGCACCGTATACAAAGTAGAGATTGAGTTCCCTAACTGTGATGGGTCGTGTAATTTAGTTTGAGTCATTGCCATTAGACCATAACCTCCATGTGGAACATAGTTTCTACGTCATGAACCTTGACGTTATTAGTTGTTAAATTCGTATCTGTTGCATAACCATATGCCAAAATCTTATCCTCAATAGCAGCAGAGGTCATGATAGAAGTATCATTATTAGCAAACGATTCGGCTGAAGCCTGAACTGCCGCTATTCCAATGCTGTCAAGAGTTAGTGTCCCCGTAAGAGTGATATCGTTAGGAAGTCCGACAGTCACAGCACCGGATACCGTTGAAACCTCCACTTCGTTAGAAGTTCCCGCAACGGTTAAAACGGCATCTGCCCAAGCCAAACCTGTGCTTTCACCGGAATCTGCTTTCAAAACCTTACCATTTGCACCTGCCGCCAAACGAGTAACAACATTTGCTCCCGTAGCAGCGAATAGGTCACCTTTCGTGGTGACCGCCGACGCCCTAACTTCTGTACCGTCGTTAAGGGTTACCCAAGCAGTTTCACCAGAAGAATAAACTTTTAAGGTGTTCGCCGTGGAGTTGTAATGGAAAAACCCGCTTTTAGTACCTGCTTCAGCACCAGTACTTTCAGACCATCCAGCAGCATTCGTATTCAGATCACTGAACGCGTCGTTAAACTGGACGCGACTGAACGCGTCAAGACTGGCCGACCAATTCGGCAAAGACAAAAATCTAGTTCCGTAAGTTATAGCCATACCGTTGTACTCCCATAGTAATCTTACACTTTAAGTAGGCAATGTCTGACGCACTCTCTCCATATCTGCGACAGATAATGCTTCTTTAAACAATGCCATATGATTGAACTGCCACCCCGGCTCGTTGTCCGTATGGAAAACAATATTTGAAGCGGGAGTACCAGTCTGAGTATTTAATCCACTCAGCGTGGTATCCGCAGCATTTGCTACCAACGTACCATTTGCATACAAATAAATCTTCCCACCCGATACGTCACGAACAAAACCTATATGGTTCCATTGTCCGATACGGGAAGTATCATTCCAAGTCACAGAACTAGTATTTCTAGCAGTATCTGAAGAGTCGTATTTGTCATTCACATAACAAGTCACACCACTACCGGTGAACTTGAGTTGCACATTATTGTGCTTGAATACCCAATTGTCATTACCGCTGTCAGTTTTGAACCTTCGATAATGCAAAGAAAAAGAGATATCATCAGCAAGCCCAACACCGAGATTAGGAGCCAATCCCGCCCCTTCTCTATTGGTTTGAATCAAATCTCTATCAACGATTGAGGAAAACTCATAATCGTCTGACGATTCCCAAGCCCGGTTGATAGTCCACGTTCCGCTTGCAGAATCGGTTCCGGTACTAGTCGTGATCGTATGTGTCGTAATGACGCTGGGTAAGAATGTATAAGTTTTGGTTCCCACCACTGCGATTGATTTAATCTGTTTACCACCGTAAGTCGCAGCAGTCCAAGTGAATGTAGTTGCAGTACCACTTCCCGTGGCAGTAGTTCCATCAGTGTAGGTCGCTGTCCAATTGTAAGAATCGGAATCCATTCCTGAAACTACAAGACTGTCACCAGCACTACTCTGATTCCCAAGATACAAATAGTCGGTTCCCGTGTGCGGCAGTCCGATCCAATTTGACAGAGGGACAGGAGAGGCTTCGTAAGTAATATTAAACTGACAAGTATTAGCATCTTTGTTAAGTGTTGAATCTTGATCAAAATCGTCTATGCCGTCATAAAGTTCCGTGATAACGCTGGCTGATGTTCCGGTCGTTCCCGTGTAAGTAGTCAGATTCAAATCTGCAACAGAAGACAATAAGAACCCAGAATATTGACTGTCCAACGCTCCATCATTGACGATTCCCCTATAGCCGACAATCCCATTACCATTATGAGCAACCTTGAAGAAGACGCTCGCTAAGGAATTATCATAAACATTTGGAGATGCCAAAGACACTGAGTTGATCAAATAAGTTGTCGGATGACAAACATCAATCATTGATGGACCAACATAGAACTTAGTTGTAGAAGCAGTCACCGAGATGCGTATCCAACGATCTCCTACAGTAGTGAAATCGTATTCAACAGGATCACTCGCAGCAGCGTAAGCGGTAGAAGCAGCGGAACCTGAAGCACCGGTTAGATACTTCAAAACTCCAGTTTCGTCAACCACGCAAGCCCTATAATTGGCATTTCCAGACGTACCCTGTTCAAATAAAACAGTGTCTGCACTGTTGCCATAACTGATATCACTTACATGAAAAATATAATCAACAGTCGTACCTGATAAACCAGTGTTTAACGCTGGCAAACTGATATGGGCACCTGACCCAGTTACTGAACTGGGGTAAAATCCGAATCCCCTGTTGTAACGTGCCCCCGCAATAACCCCGTACTGCGAAGCCTTTGGATCAGAAATACCGCTATTCACTAGACAGAGATGACGACCAGAACCAGTTTGATCTGGAATCGCAGGTGCGGCATTGCTTCCAAAACGAAAAACCGTTTTGTCATCAGCAGATACCGCAGAACCCGGAACGTTCTTTTCTAAAAACACTTTAGGTTCGTAAGCGAACTCCCCTGCATCGGCAGGACGAGAAGACTGACTTCCAAATACTCCCGACGATAAAGTCGGTGCCATTTCCAATTCAACACGAGTTCCCGCTGGATCAGGATCAACATCAGGATCAAAAATGTATTTGACCAAATGTGGAGATTCCCTATCCGGTGTTTTAATTCTGTGAAAATAACTAGCAGGTGTTTTCGTATCTAAGATGGTTCCAAGATAAGAACGCATCGCTGCTGGCTGACCGGCATTCAATCCATTGAAAGCATATTTGATTTGATTCCTGTAAGAATCAATATCTTCATAAACAGAAGACCTAGCAGCCACCCAAGTACAAGAATCATCACCTGATTCTCCATCAATCAAATCAATTTGTTGCCAAGTTGTACTATCCAGATCTGTGTCCCAACCCTGTAAAGAAATCCACATACTCAAACCCGTATACGGATTAATAAGTGTCACCCCGACTGTTTGAGCAAGCCAAGATAAATGTTCTTTTTTTGCTATTAGAGGATCAGTTAATTTAGATGTTTTTTCTACACCAGTGTTCGTGTCTTCAGCCCGAACATAAACCCAATCTCGTAAATCTTCACCAATAGTTATCCCATAAGCAAAAGCACTCGCCAAATACTTTTTGGTAACAAGTTTTTGCTCATTAGCACGACGTGTTGATGACTTCTCATCAGCATGACGAATGAACTCAGGCAACAATCTGTAAGTTGTGTTAATGGTCGGATTATTTAAAATTCCACTAGTTTTGATTGCTGAGATATCAGTAAGCAAAAACCCCTGACCACCCGCCGTTGCAGATTCAACGAAATACGAAACCCTCGCATAGTTCGCGCCGGTTGGAATCCAAAATCTAATTGCACTAGCAACATTTGGTACTTCCGGATTCCTGTACCCATATGGATACAGTTCCATTGTCATCGGTACAGATACCGGATTTTCCGTAGTAGCCGTATCGGGAGTCACAAACTTGTACTGATGCGTCTCATCTGTCGCGGTCCATTGACCCGAAACTTCTCTTTCTCCCACATAGTCCATTGCAGTTCCAACACTGCCAGAACTAACAGAAAAATATTCAACTTTTATTCTGAGCGTTTTCCCAGCGAGCAACGAACCTATGGTGAAAATACCTGAAACCTTGAATGACTCCGTCGCGTCCACAGCAAACAGGGGAGACACAACACCCAACTCCCCAGAACCATTTGCATAAATCAGAAAACCATCCGTTTGGACACTGCTATACAACGAAAGGGCTTGCGCTCCAATATCAGACATTTGCTTGATGGTCGCGTTAGTGGCACTGTATTTAATAGCATTAAAAATGCTACCGTCTATTTTAAGTAGATTCTTAGATATAATCGTATCCGGCATTTAACTTACCGTAACGCTAAACGTACTTGGATAAGTGAGTACTCCCAAGTGTGCAAATCGAATATCACCAGTTAAAGCACCATCACCCAAAGTCGAATTGCTACCCATCACTTCTGCTCTTTTAGAAATTCCAGTTTGAGCAAACGTCATTACCGTTGTCCCCAGAGTTCCTGCCGAATCACAAGTAAAACCTTTAGTACCATTCGTTGATCCTGCGGTACAGAAGATGAACTTATTAATACACATCTCATTCGTGGTATCAGCATCTATCGCACGAGTCAGTATCCAATTTGTCGAACCATCGCCAACAGTAGTAACCGTGTAGATACCGTTTTGTAAACCAGCGGACTGATTCTTAAGAAGAACTCGCTGCCCCACGGTCGGGCTTTGTCCATCGACAGTGAAAGCCGCCTGACTCCCACCGTTAGTTAAAGTCGCTCCCACACCCGGTTTGGCAGTATCCGCTCCAGCAGCATAAACAACCGTTCCAAGATCTGCCGTAGTAGCACAAACAACTTCCTCATCGGGGAGCGACAAAGTAACAGACTTCAAATAGTCAACGCCTGCGACCCCATCGATCAAACTGATTATTTCATTTGCTCTAACCACTTCCCCCCAATCCCATACATCCGGATCTAAATAAGTAGTTAACGCCGTTTGAATAGCAGTCTGAACTGTTCCTGCGGCAGCAGAGGTCTTTTTATATGCCTCTAAAGTCACACCGATTCCAATCAATTCCGCATTGGCTACCTCTAACGTGACGCCCGTTCCAGTCTTTCCTGAAATTGCCGTTTTGATCGTGGAGAGATCCGACGCCGTAACTATTGCATCGTTAACAAATTCACCGGCATTAACGTTCTGTCCAGCAACTGAAACCAGTATGTAACCCTTATGTTTTCCACCAGTATTTGATGTTCCACCAAAGGTCACAATATTTCTGTCTGAATACCGACGTAAGTTGTAAGCCTTTACCCTGTACACGCTTGCCGTGTAATTGGTGAGAATGAAAGTACGGATCTGCTCTTCTGTTGCTAACGAAGAAGAATAACTAGCCAACAGAGTAGTTCCACGAGTGAAATATTCTGCATCAGTCTCTGCGTTTAAACCACCAGCAGGTTTAGCATCGAATACCGTAGAACTGATATATGGAATTGTTGAAAGAACTTGGAGGGTCGCACCATTAGAAGGAGTATTGAATGTGGTACCGACTGATTGCGCCGTCACACCCAGCAGAGTTAGTTGATTTGCACCTGCGGCTACAGTCGCATCTACGTCTAGAAGATAGACATAAGCAGCACCATCTGTGCCATAACTAACAAATGGTGTTTCTTTTGGAATTGTGTAACCAGTTGTGTCTGTGAAATTTATAGTTATTGTTGCTTTTGCTTTCACACCATTCGAACGCGTGATCCCAGTTAGTTTCAATAATGTTTCCACTGTGGAAGCAGGCAGCCGATTCGCTGCATTAGAAAGATTCGCGGTCTGGTAGGCAACTGCTTCTAAAATAGTTGTTTCCAATTGGCCTACACGAGGTGTCCACTGTGGCAAAAGCGCACGAGCCTGAGTCACACCTTCTTCTAAGATGTTGGCGACAGTCGTGTCGTAAGGCGTCAGATCGACGTAAGTCGAAAAATCTGGTGAAACCATAACTTACCCCTTAAAATTAACTTCAATAGAGTCAACCGCCCCACGGCGTTTTATGACATCAATGTTGCTAACAACAATAGTAGTTCCATAGAACTGAGCAAACTCTTCTATTAATTCAGAACCATTAAAGTCACCAAACGTTGGATCGTCCGTACCGAAAGTCGGGAACAGAGGACGCTCCCCCTTATGAGTCGATACAAAGGCTTTTATCTGTTCAGCCTTATACTCATTCGACGTATCGCTCACCTTTATGAAATCTCCGTTTCCGGAGAAACCCAACGGAATAGATAGAACATCCATATAATCCCTACTTTAACATCAGTTACTCTAGGGGATTTTACCCTGTTCACAGCAGTGACAACGAAACAAACCTAGGAGAGAGGTTCATCTCCCCACATTTCACCCCAAGTACCCGGACCAACAATCCCGTCTCTAGTCAAACGATTGATCCGCTGAAACTGTCTAACTTTCCTTTTGGTTCCCCAACCAAAGATTCCATCAATCTTTCCACAATCAATACCTAAAGCACCTAAGCGCCGTTGCAGAACTTTTACCCGATCTGAACGTTCTTTTCTCCGAATCGGATTCGTTCTAATCTCAGCGGTAAGAGCAGCGAGATATCTCAACAACGCTCCCCAATCCACCACTGGTTCTTTCGTTTCTTCTTTAACCCCCACTCCAATCAAAGCAGGAGCGTCAAACCAATCGGATGAAGCACGAGGTTGGTGATGCCACCACTCTCCACTAACCGTGGGATGCATCCCATATTCTTTAGCAATATTATTGACTTCCCACTTCTTAATGCCATTACCACACAAACCAAAATCGACCGCGTAGCAAAATCCGTCGTCCTGTTCCATGTGCCAACTTCCACGCCAAATCCCAATACCATTTAAGGCTTTAGGTCCAAATCGTCTGTCGGGATTAGCGGCTAAATTAAATCCTGCCTTACGGCTCTTATAGCCATCATAAAAATATTTCTGTTTCGCATAAGTACGGCATCCACTAGTTATTTGGACTCGTCCAATGATGCGTGGATCATTAAAGAAGGCTTCTAACCTTTTCACAAAACGTGGATGAAGCAACGAGAGATCGACCCCTCGTTTAGTGGGGATAGACATTTCTTACCTTTGGCCGTGCAGGCCGGGTTGGCTATGTATTTCCCCTCTTCAACCATCTATAAGTATAGGTCTATCAACTCTCCAAGGCCGCAATGCGAACTTCTAATTCTTGAATCGCTTTAATGATAGGAGCGATCAGTTCGTTGTACCGGATTCCTTGGCGATAATGTTCTTCAACTGCTGGCATGGCAGGAGTTATTTCGTTTCCTTCTTCGTCTAATCCCGCCGGTTCCTCTGAACGCGCCTCAATGTGAGAGTTAGTCCACATTGCTGTAGTCGCCGCTGAACCACCTAAGACTGTTTCGACTTCTTGACCGATCAATCCGTGATGCGTTCGAACACCGGGTTCACCCTTGGAAGTTATCCATTTAAATGACACGGGCCGTAGAGATTTGATGAACTCTAACCCCAGAGCGGAGTCGGCAATATCGGTTTTGAATTGTTGATCAGATGTCTGAATAGTACCGTTGGTAGCATAAATGTCATCCCACCTGTAACTTGACCAACCCAAATCTCTGTTGTCGTCAGGATATGGATGAATGTTTCCAAGCCAGTATCCAAACTGACCTATATCCATCCAGTAATAACTAGAGCCATTGTCTTTGGGGTCAGTTCCACCGCTCTGGCCCTTCCATGCAAAAATAAGACGTTCCGTACCAGTACCATCGACGCTGTAACTGGGATAAATGAACAATCGCCGCATGTACTCCCCACTGGGGGTTCCATGTTTATTTCCACCGTAAATCGCAAAGAAAGCGTTAGTCCAATTCGCATTACTTGTGTGTTCCGTCGCATAGGAACCCCAAGCACCGCCATGGTAAAGAAGCCAATGATCAGTATTGAAATCATAGGCAAAGAGATCACCTGAAGTTTCTCCATTCACCCCAATAGCAGAACCACCGCCACCAAAGCCCGTCTTGTCGAACCTCATCGACGCACGACTAGAACCCACATAAGAAGTAGGTTCAACGTGCATCGTCACACCCCACTGCTCAGCCGCACCACCGAACCGATAAACACCCTCCGTCATATCATCATTGTTTTGATGACCAGCATTAAAGATAATTAGATCGTTCTCACGACCCTCGTTAAAACTCACCCAAACATCATCACCCACCGCTGGTGGCGGACCAACATACGGGTACGGTCCTGCGCCTTGATGCCCTAAACGCGGAACATCTACCTTGATCTCGTAAGGATCTACTTCCGTCGCCACAACTTCCGTGACTACGCCTTGATAAAAACCCGATATATCCCCCTGCTTCGAAGCAGGTTTATTGGGTGTTTTATATCCGGTCATTAGAAAAAGAACTTTCTATCCGCATCAGTAGCCTGTGACGTGCCTGAACCATCACTAGGCTCCACCGCCCCAACCCTTGATTCGAGTTTAGCCCAAGACGAAGCAAAGCCTGTCATATCAACTTTTTCCCATTCCACATGACGCCTCGTTGTTGGTGCCGCCACTATCAAGACGGCCCAATCATCTGTATTAATTATGCCGTCAACATCATAAGTCGTGATTTCACTTAACTCTCCGAAGAAATGCCGGTCAGCCGGATCAGCGTCCGACACCTTGCTAGTAGTCGCAATACCAAGTTTATTCTTGCGTTGCCAAACCATGACAGCATTCTTCGTTATTTGCCCAAATATTCCGTCTTGTTCACTCTCCGGCAAGCCAATAGCCATTTGCAACCGCTTCACATCAGTTCCTACATCACCCTCTTGAAGCGTTCGAGAACCAAAAGGAATCACACCACGACCAACAGAAGAATCTGCAACCGTATCGTCCGTTTCTGTCAAAGTTCTTGCACTAACCGAAACCGGTTCGCTGGTTCCTTCACCCCATTTCACATCAGTAATCATATGGACACGCGTTGCCCCCACGTTTTCATATGTATCAGGATCGGCACCCGGTGTGGTGCCGCTGAACGAACCACCCCTCAACAATCTAATACCCATTCCGGGTCGTAGCCCCATAGCATTCCCGCGTGGAAGTTTCATACTCAAAGCAGAACCAGCCCAAGAATCATCATTGCTTTGAACGCTAAACGCATACGGATACCACGGATCTGACTCGTTGGCAGCGTGTACCCCGCTGCCGATATTGACCGTGATACTAGGTTGACGTTCCAATAAATAATCTTCAGAAGTGAAATACAAAACGTTGTAAACCTCAAACAATTGGTATTCAAGTTCTGACGCTAAACGCCCCAAAACATCCCACGTTGATTCGTCTCGTTCCTCAGACTGGATTCTTGTGATCGAATCTACTTTCGTGCTTTGCTGAATAAACATCTGCAAACCAAACTCTTCTGCTTTCAATTTTGCGAATTCAGCAGCCGTAATTCCGTTCCAAGTTTGCGCCCCTTTGTCTCTGGCTAATCTTTGAACAGCACGAGAACCAGCCCTAATATCAACCGTGTCCGCTTGCCCCGGCGCACGAGACATCGTCACAGCAGCAATCTCATAGGATTGTCCTAAATACGAAAGTTCACGACGAATCTGAAAATAATTCGAATTAAACATACGAAAATGATGATCGTAAACTTTGAACATAATGGAAGTTGGCTGCCGAGAAGAAAGCGAAACCTTCAAATCTACAATTGCTTCCGTTATTTCGACTTCTCGCTCAGTGCCTACTTCAGCAATCTTCAGATCACCCAATTGGAGTACGGGAATAGAATCCATAATTACCCCATCACAAGTGTGATCTTAGTAAATTGGCATCAGCCGTGTTAAGCGTAGGACGATCCTCAAGATACTGCCCCATCTTCCACGTCCCAGTACTTTCTTCATCTTCAAAAGCATCCGCTCCGCGAGCCGCCATCGCACCATCTGGGGTGCGTTTTTCTTTTTCTTCCTCATCAGGAATTGTTGCTATTGGTTTCGGTTCTTCTAAAATTGCTTTAAGGTGAACAATTTCAAGATTCAACGGAACGACTTCCTTAAACGCTAAATCTATGCTCGCTTTAGAAATTGCGCCTTGAAGAGTTCGTTCTTGAGAAGAAATGTTGAAAGACGTTATACGCAATCTCGCTGGAAATGTGACATAGCCGTGTCTGAATTCAATATCCATATCGGCTTCTGCCATATCTTTCAACTTTTGCAATTGATCTTCGCAAGACGCCAAGCCATGAGTTTCACGATCCGCAATAACTGCATTCAATTTGATCGACCTGTTCATAGGAGCCTGCGCCCTCAAAAGAGGCTTTCTACCCGGACGCCGAATCTCCTGATATTTCAAAGCATGATCTGCATACTGAACTTCTTTAGGTCCAAACGGAAATTCAAAAGTAAGCAAACCAGACTCTTCAGTTTTTCTTAAAATAGTCTTAGGGAAATTCCCATAAGAAAACTGAACTTTAGCCAACTGTTCGTTACCGCCTACCGCTGCTGCCGTTCCAACAGTAGTAAAAGTATTGGCGGTCATGTCATCGTCTCTACGCAATTGCCTCAAAGTCACACGCTCAACTCTGGCCTGCGTGCGAGGAACTAATGTCCCATCAGAACTTTCCACAAAAACCTTTATTACTCCGCTCATAGTTCAGTCCTCATCAGGTTCCGGGCGGACGAGAGGTCGTAGTCGGTCGCGAACCCATACCACTGTTCGTTACGCCACGGCGTGCTTCACCAGCAGTGACAATCAGTTCTTGCTCACGAGTTTTCCTTGCGTTCTCAACATCTTCAGCGGTGGGCAGCCCCCCGCTGCCAAGCAGTTCAGCCAAGTACTCCAATTCGGCGGCAGCCAATGCTCCAGCATCCTTCAAAGCCACAATCTGTACAGCAGCATCACTGTAAACCTGAGCACTAATCATCGCAATAGCCGCATCCGGATCACTAGCGTTATAAGCCGTTTCTAACATCTTCTCCATATCTTTCATCCCCGCCATCTTGCCCATATCCCTGATGGAATTCCACAACGGAGAAGTCGCAAACTCTCTATCTGGAGCACCACCAATATGTTGAAGATCGCCCGAAAGAACAGCCATCGCTTCTGGCGGAATATCCCAACCACCAGCCGTAGCCGCGCCCGACATACCTGAACCGGCATCCCTCATAAAGCGACCCAAGTTCGTTCCACGATGACCACGGTTAATGCCTTCTTGTTCCAATTCGGTGGTCGCCGCCTGCAATAATTTGGCACCCGGCCCCGACCTGACATCACCACCGTCTTCAGCGAACTGGAAAAAACTTTCCAAAGCGGATTTGGAGTTTGCCCCAGCCTCAAAATTAGCAGCAATTTGAGCAGTTTGAGTCTCCCCTCTGGCGGTCGCCATGAGACCCTCCATGTAACTAGAAACCGTACCGGTGGTCTGGTAATCCGAACCCCAAGCGTTTGCCTCTCGTGTTTCGTTACTCGCAAAAACATTCTCTGCTGCTTTTATCGCTGCTGTCAAACGTGACAGATTGGCATTTAAAGACGCAGTAAGAGTCTCTTGACTAACATTCCTATCTTTAGCCAACTTATCTAATGCTGACTCATTTTCTGCAAGTGCCTCTAATTCTGTTTTCTTAATCCGCATCTCTTCTGGAGTCATACTGGAAAAACCATCAATGAGATTATCGACCATTTGTTTACCGAGTTCGGCACCCTGTGCCTTCAGTTTCTTTTGGTTCTGCTTACCTTTCCACCAACCAACTGCTCCGCCAATAATTCCTCCGACTATTGCCCCGACTGCTGTTCCAACACCCGGAATCGGAATTACAGAACCGATAGCACCCCCAAGCATTGCTCCGCCTGCCGCACCCTGCAATGTGCCACCCGTCGCCGTCTCTGATTGCGTGGCCCTATTCATCATGTAGGCACCGCCTACTCCAGCGCCAAGTACCCCTGCCCCTAACGCCATTGCTCCGCCCATACTGCTCATACCCGGTGCTGCCCTCAGCCCCGTACTCAACAATCCCATACCCGCTTTGTTTCCAAGTTTCGCTATTCCACCCGTAGCCATTGTGCGACCGGCACCTACCCCGAGCGCCTTTCGGCCCCTTTTCGTAGCCAGCATCCCTGTACCGATTGCGGCAACACCGCCAACACCCGGAACGCCACTTGCCATTCCAATAACTGCACCTAAACCAGCAATGACTGGCAACAACATGCCAACTATCACTTCAATCACAGGTAACGCCGCCAAAAACGCTCCAAGAAATACCCCGCCGAAACTTTCGATCGCAGGGAACACCTTGTCGGCAAGGAAACGTAAGAAACTATTTATTGTGTCAAGATTATCGAAAAACATAGTTCCGAGTTTGCCGACAACAGCCATACCGGCAGTGATTGTGTCACCAACATTGGTACCAAACTGTTGCATTTTGCCAGCGTTATTTTCAAACCCCTCTCTCCACATGCCAAATCTGTCACTCATTCCGCCGCCTACGGCACCAAACAAGTTCTTTGTCATGTCCCAAGCGACGGTGGCAGCATCAGAATATGAACGCAACCCAGCACTCATCCATCCAAAGAAGTTTTTCGTTCCGTCGCTGAAACTGCGCCACCAACTAGCGATAGAACCAAACATGCCCATCAACTTGGGCAGATCACGATTGATGAGAATAACCATCCAATCAGTGAACCTTGACAACAGGCTAACAAAACCCGGAATAAACGTATCCAAACCGAAAGAACGAATAGCGCCAGACACGCGGAACAAACCAGTCATTACAATTTGTTCAATCTCCCCCATAGCCTCACGCAACGGTTTTAGGAAGATCTCACCCATGCTCGCTAAACGCACATACAATCGGGTGATCATTTCTTTCATTCCACCGAACAAAGTCTGGTTCAACATCTCCATTGAACCTTGGAAGGCTTCCGGTGTTAACGCTCCACTTTTGAGTGCAGTAAGAAACTCCTGACCACCCATTGCGCCTGCTTTTTGCGCCGAAGCAGCGAACTGTGGCCCCATTTGCTGCAAAGCCGTAACGCCTGCGGCGCTACTTCCTGACTTCTTAACAGTCGCAACAGCCTGAGCAAGACTCTGAACTGTTTTTGCATCACCAGCACCCATGTCGCCAATTTGAGTCATGACCGCTTGTACATTCGCAGCCTTGATACCAGCCTTATTCAATACAGCACCGACTTGTCCAGCCATTTGACCATAGCCCGGCATAGCAGTCATAGCACCCGACATAGCCGTTCTGGCGTTCTGAAGCCCGCCCACGAACGGAGCCAACTGAAACTGTTGGAACTGTCGATGCGCTGAGGCTATTGCCGAACCCAAAGTAAGTACAGAAGCAGCGAAACCAGCCGTAGCCGCACGCGCAAATTTGACAGTGTTATTCCACGCTCTCATGAAGCCAGCGCCAGTAGCCAATGCTGCTTTCATAAGCAGCAAAGATGCTGTTACCGCAGCAATTTCAATAGCAAAAACTTTCAAGTTCATCTTCATTAACTTTTTGCCAAAGTCCATCAACTTGGCAGCGGCCTTACCTACGGTAACGCCCATCTTTTTAAAGCCAGCGTCCAAAGTCTTTAAAGCAGTTGAACTCTTTTTAGTTCTACGATCCAACTGAGTAAGAAAGGCATTGACAGCAGCAGTCTTGCTCATATCCGGGTCGATCGTGACCTGAATGACTACTTTCTGTTCAACTGCCATAACAAGGGCTTTCCTAGGTTAATAACGATGCACTAACGGGATCTAGAAGCCTTTCGCTTTTGTTCTTCTTCTCTGCGATCAGTTGCTATCACCTCTGCACATGCTACCCGAATAGCCCACTCTGCTTCAGTAACATCTAGTAATTTAATAGGATCGGTTCCCCATAGTTCTCCGAGGCGTGCGGCTGACTGGATAATAGGAGATTCGGAAAATTCTTCTATTATCCGTTCGTAGGGTTTTCCTCTGCTTCCACCTCGTCGCCGTACCCTGCATGATCCAAAATCGTCAATGCCGTGGCCTCTAGATGAGGATCTACCCCATAGAACCTGCGAATCCCATCAGGGATAGGACGAACATCATTTGTCATTTCAAGAATCTCCGCAGAAGCAAAGGTGACATCTACGCCGTTCTCGTCTTGAACAATTTCTTCATTAAAGAGAATTGATTCGGCACATGAACCAACTACATAGCAAGCAAACTTCAATGGATCAAACCCGTCTTTAGAGTTTTCACCAGAGTTGCGACGCCATGCGCGCAATTGTTGCTGAGTAATGTTGGGGGAAAACCGAACGGAAACATTTTCCCGTTCTGGAACCTTGATTTCAATAGTGGGACGTTCAACCTTTTTTTCGATTTCCTCCCGCAATTGAGAAAGAATCGTTGGTTTCGCTCTTACGCGATCCTCAATACTGGGCTTACCAGCATTTTCTAAATCCATAGTAATTTTATCGTCTGCCATTATTCACACTCCTGATATGCCATTTGGAATACACCAAATAGTACACCCATGCAAACGGGTGTTTCAAGTTTAGGTTATTAGATACTTGTGTTTACTGCTTAAGAAGCAAGAGGACCGATAGAGAAGGTCAAACTGTACGAGGCGGGAGCACCCGAAGAAGCATCACCGTCTGGTTCTGTCATTCCTACGCAGAGAGCCTCTGTGTAAGTGCGCTGAGTCCCAGCAACCTTTAGGTCACAATCCAACTCAGTAATTACAACGTTGTAGTAAGCCTGTCCCACTAGTGGACGCAGAACATTCAATTTGGTTCCATCGCGGTCTATCTCGTAATGACGAGTAACCGTAATGTCACCGATGTCGGCAGGAGCGCACAAGGTCTCTGGAAAGCGTTGTCCGCCGTCATAAACCTTTTCGACCGCAGCCGTAACTTCGCCACCACTTACCTGTGCGAAGTAGCCTTCAAGTCGCGGGTAGGCAGTAGATGTTGGTTCGATCTCTGCAACAATTTGCCGTTGTGAAAGTTTTGTACCCATTTAATCCAAACTCCTTTAGAGAACCCCAGCCGTAAGATTCGACTTAGTAATATTAACTGTGATTTTATCACCCACGGCAGATACCCTGACTGCAACATCCGCAGTAACTTTACCAATGTTTAGATTGGCCGCTGGGTTGTTGCTATCACCGACTAAAACCGTGTAACCCGGATCTAAACGACTTCCGTCTGAACCGTAAGCCTCATACAAACCACCGTATTTGCGAATGGGTTCCAGAATCGAAACAATCGAATTCTTAATCCTGTTGAACAAAGCACCACGACCGTCAACTGTTGAGAAGACATAATCCTCAAGACGCTTTTCACATTCATAAACAATATGATTTAGCGTGTCACGAGAAGTAATGAATCTCCAGTCATTCTCAGTTGCAGAAGCCGAACGGGCACCATAAACCCGAACCTTGCCGTTGATGACTCGCAAAGCATTAACACGAGCGTTGTCCAACGAATCGCCATTGGCCTTATTCATAGTTTCTGTTGCTGGCATCGAAAGACCACTCACATGGGAGGCTTCCGAAATCAGACCAGCACCAACCCGCCACGGGCCTTTAACGTCGTTTGCCGCTTTTGCTCGTTTAGCACAAACGTATGCATCGGGAGCAATAGAAACCGACAAATCAGCATCAGCCGGATCAGGGATCTTCACCCACGGATAATAGAAAGCAGCGTATTGAGCACCTGCATCCGTATAAATAGCAGGCGAAGCAGCACTAATCGAAGTTTTCGCTGCCGAAATAGTCGAAGTTGAAGCAAACGAACAAATGGCAATACGATCATTCGTTACCGAATGGTCAATAAGTGCTTGCCAATAACTGTTCGTGAGAGCAATGCCCGGAATGGCTATAGCACCCGGACCAAGATCTTTAGAAATTTTCGCCAAAGCCTCAATGTAGTTATCTGTCGCACTTCCATCCGTAACAAGCGTTCCAGCCGCACCACCAGTCAAAGCATTAGCCGAACCAGAAACTGGCATATTAGAAGCACCAGCCTCTTTAGCAATTGTCACAAGATGTTTCACATCATTTGAACCATTGACTGTGCTCACAATTGCATCAAGAGAAGCAAGATCAGCACTAGTCATAACAATGTCGCCATCAAGAGTAATCTGAATGCGAACACCACTAACATCACCGGCCAAAACCTGAACAGTGAGATTGGAACCCCAAGCACCTACATCTGCGGCAGTAACTGTCGCTACAGTAGAACCACCGCTATCAACAATAGTTCTTGCACCGGCTACTGCATCATCTGCAACAGTGCGCTGAATGTATAAGCGGCTCCCACCCTCTTCGAAATAGGTTTGAGCATGGGCATACATGTTGCCCGACACATACCCACCAAAATACTTTTTGTATTCAGTGAGATTACGGATCAAAACTGACTCTGAGGACTTGCCACGAACAGCGGTGCCCACAAAGAACGCCTGACCCGAGACTACTTCCCCAGTAGTCGCTGGACCACTGCGTACTGCGGTATTTACTACGACTCCCGGCATTCGTGTGCCTCCACTTGGCTATTCCGAACTACGTTCACAAATCTTACATGGCTTAAACTGCGTTTGACAGCAGGTATCAGTCCTGTTGAAACAATACCACGCTAGGGTTTTAAGAAGCCGCAGGTACCGTGGCTGGAGAAGAAGAAGAGTAAGCGCCAGTACCTTCATCGTTTAAAGCAGCGACTCTGAAAAGGTACGAATTTCCATTAGTCAAACCCGTAACAGTATGGGCAGGATTCGTAGATCCGGTGTCGGCAACACCCGTAGACCACGTTGTTCCGGCGTCAGTAGAATACTGAATGATGTAACCAGTAATAGCACCAGTTCCGCCACCATCCCAAGTAGGTGCCTTCCAAGTCAACAATGCCGTAGCATTTCCAGCGGTTGATTGCACACCCGTGGGAGCATTCGCAACCTTCTCTATGACGTTTTCCGCAACGACACCAGTCAGCATCGTGCCCTTACCGGCTCTACTGATCGATTCATAAAGACTCAAATCATAAGAAAGAAAAGAAGCCGCTAAAAAACGTTCACCTTTGAGCAACGTCAAATCAGAAAAATCTTCTGAAAGCGTTCCCTCATCTACCTTGATATCGGCAGGTGTTCCTTCAGCGGAAGAACCTCTTAACGCTGGTCGATCCAAAAGAGCATCCCGTACAACCATTGTCATGTTGTCTCGTGCCGTGGTAACAGTGTCTGGTCCAACAGCGCGAACCCAAACATACGTTCGCATACGGTAAATGACCTGATAAATCGGATCTAAAACTGCCGTTATATCATCACGAACTATCGTAGATGTCGCCTCAACTAAAGTAATGATTGTTGGCCAGTTATCCATCGTCAGTGGTTCATAAGTCAAATACTTGACCGGATTAGGTAATTCGGTATTCGACAATCCGAGAGTGTTGCGATAATTCAAACAACGCGTGGGTAGATCAGACGCCAGAAAATCACTGACATACTTTTTTGCCGCTGCTGGGCCTTCCATTGTTGCAACCATTAGTCAAATACCGCCGCTTTCAGTTTCTTGTACTCTGCGGTTCCCGGTGCCCCGTACACTAGATATTCTCCTACCTTCACACCCAATTCATGAGCAAAATGTTTAGGCACAAACACAATCTTACGAGCAGGCATAAATCTAGTTCCAAGTTGATGGAATCTCGCATAGTCTTGATCAGTTCCAAATTGTGCTGATTTGAGTCCTATGTGATTCACTCTTCCCGAAAGAGTGGTGAGTTGACGGTAAAGATCGCCGGAACGAATCATTGTTGGCAACGCCCCATAATGCTCAATCTTCCACGACTGGTATTCTGTATCTAAAGCGTTCCACGCTTTTCCAGAAGCAACGCCAAGCGTGGCAAAGTTTGCACGGTTGGCTTTCTTGATGTCGTCCCTAGCCCAACGCAACACCGAACTAAAATTTAAAGCGCGTCTATGTATTGATTTGAAATAGGCTTTGGTTTTAAGTACACCTTTGACTTCGATGCGAGACATTTCTTAAGCCACCCTGACACGACGCCATCGTTTGACAGAAGTCAATTCCTCCGGTGTGAAACCCGTAGTGACTGGGGCAACATTTCGTGTAGTCAAATCTTTCATACCGACTACATCATCATGCAGGTTTTGAACTTCTCGTGATGCCGCACGCAAAACAACTAATTTAAGCGCACTGGTGTTGTCCGTAGCAGCGTCTAAACCGGCAGTGTAAGTGATGACAATCTTGTCGTTGTCATTTACCCGAAATAGATCTATCCCGTATCTTCGAACAACATAATCATTACCCACCGCTTGAGCAGTCGCAGCAGAATCTGTTTGACCCTGAATAGTAACTGATGTAACAGAAACTATTGGAGTTTGACGAGTGTATAAAACATACGGAGGCTTACTGACATCTGTGACTGAACTCGAAGTGCGGTCAATGTTGTAATCATAAAAGAAACTGGATGCAGAAGATCCGCTATAATTCGCTTCGGCTACATAGGTTTCACTAAAGGACGCTGCCGTAACAGGTCTACCAATGTAATGTTCTAAATCTGCTTCCAATCCCGTAATGATCATCAGAGCAGCCTCTTCCTGAGTATTGGAAAAGGTTATGTCCATATATTTTTTAAGATCTGAAACTGACGCTAAAGCCATGTGTTCTATCTCCGGGGACGATTAGGCCGTGCTTGACGGAAACGATCAATCACATTCCCAGCGAACCGGTTCGCGCGGTCTACGAATCTGGCGGGTCGCCTACGTTCACCGACCACGTCCGTTGCTCTCTCTGTGTCTCTACTCGTATCCGGAATCGGCATAGCAACTACTCCTAAATCTAGGTTAGCATCCTAAAAAGTGTAGCCCATTGCATGTCCTTGCTGTATCAGGTACTATCACCTTCAATGGCAAAGCGTCCCACCCATGCAGGCAGAGACCGACTCATACTCGCTCTTAAAAAACAGGGTCATAGTTTGTCTCAACTGGCTGAACGCTTCGACCTTTCAAAGTCTAGGATCTCACAAATAGTCAACAGCCACACAAACAATGAAGACTAATCATGGATGACCTCAACGAATTCGACAGACTTATCAGTCGCATGACAGAAAGTGAACCACCCGTGAAACAACAAACACCACTCACTTCCATTTTCGGCGTGATAATGGCAGCGAGCATCATCAGCGGCATAGGCGGACTCATGCTCATGCTGATCAACATGATTCTCATCTCCGCCTTTCCCGACTTGACCTTGATCAACCCCGGCCTAGGGTTCTTCGACGGCTATAAACTATTTTTGATGATCCTTATCTTAAAGATGATTTTCATAGCCTTAAATAATGTCCAGAACAAATCTTAATATCCCCTTGTGCCTATAGCCCAAACTCTGTAATCTACTTTCACACGGTTATTTACTATTTAACTTAACGAGGAGGATCGCCGTGGATATCACCCAAGCAGAGCAGGAAGTGTTGGATCAACTCCTTTCTTCTTCTCAGCCGACCGAAGAAGAGCAGGCAAAAGCAGCACGAGTCGCAGAGGCTCGTAAGGTTCGGCAGCGTCGCAAGATGACTGCCTCCTACAAGGCCCACAAGGCTTTGGAACTGCTTTATCCAGAACAGTACCAGAAGTTGCTTAAGCACGCCTATGGCGCACTCGGCAACGACAAGCGATATGCAGAAACTGTAGATTCAGACATCACCTAATCAACAGATTCAAAACGTTGAAGGAGGGCTTCGGCCCTCCTTCTTCGCGTTCCCCCACATCCCACCAATTTGGTGTATTGTCTAAACATGGTTGGGCGGAGCGACGAAGTAACAATCCCCGGAGTGTCATTTCTCGCGCCCGACTATGGTCCGTGCATCGTTTGCGGTCACCCCACAGGAGATTGCAGCCAAGATGATCACACCATAGTTTTCAAAAAAGAACACGACGAAAATAGTGTTCTCGTTGAGGAAGATGTAATAGAAAGAAAATGGATCACCCGTAACCATTTGGCCAAGGTGCTAGTAGTAGCAGCAGGGACGTATATTAGCAGGTCAAGGGCTAAGGAATTAGGTCTGATTTAACCCTTTTAGTATTCATGACTAGTGTCATACTATGAGTCCCATTCGCCTAGCGGCAGACAAATTAGAGGAAGCAATGCTCAGTACTCAATTCTTAGAATCTTATTCTCACAAAACAGCCCCTTGGGGATTCAACGGGCTTGGATATATCGTTTATAAACGTACTTATGCACGAATAATGAATGAGGACACTGGACAAACAGAAGAATGGGTAGACACCTGCAAGCGTGTCATAGATGGCGCTAACGACATAGGCGCTGAACTCAGCGAAGACGAATCAGAACGCCTTTTCGATTATATGTTCAACCTTAAAGGTATGCCCGGTGGACGAATGCTCTGGCAATTGGGCACACCAAACAACTTTCGTTTAGGCGGCGACAGTCTTTGTAACTGCTGGTTCGTTGATATCCAAAAGCCAGAAGATTTCTCATGGATGTTTGAACGTTTAATGCTTGGTGGCGGAGTCGGATTCTCGGTTCTTAACCCAATCCGTTTAGGTATAGTCCGCCAAGGAGCCGTGGACAACCACGACGTTTCTGATGCCGACTACATCGTTCCTGACAAAAGAGAAGGCTGGTCAGAATGCCTTCTCCGCGCAGTCAAAACCTACCTCGGCTCCGTAGATGATCCGACAGAATTCTCCTACTCCACTCAACTCATTCGTCCAGCAGGCGCTCCAATCCGAACTTTCGGTGGAACAGCCTCAGGTCCGGGGATTCTGATAGAAGGAATCACAAAAATCTGTAGCCTTTTGAATGGCGCTATTGGTCGAAACCTAACCTCCGTAGAAGTCTTAGACATCTGCAACATCATCGGATCAGTTGTCGTAGCAGGCAACGTGCGTCGCAGTGCAGAAATCGCTCTAGGAAGCCCCTTCGACATTGACTTTCTCCACGCAAAACGATGGGATCTGGGAAACGTTCCCCACCACCGGGCCATGTCCAACAACAGTATTGTCACCTCCAACATCGCCGGTATCCCAGATGTATTTTGGGAAGGGTACCGGGGCAACGGAGAACCATACGGACTGTTCAATCTTGATGCCTCCAGAAAGTATGGGCGTCGAAACGAAATTCGTGAAGATAAAACAATTGAAGGAACAAACCCTTGCGCTGAAATTGGACTAGCCAACCGTGAATCCTGCAATCTCGCAGAAATCATTCTGGCAAACATCGAAAGCCAAGAAGAACTAATCGACATTTCAAAACTACTTTATAAAGTGCAAAAGGCAGTAGCATCGCTTCCCTATCTGGACCGTGAATCCGACGAAATCACTAGCAAGAACATGCGTCTTGGTCTTGGGGTCACAGGCGTCGCTCAAGCACTTGACAAATTAGATTGGCTTTCCCCTGCCTATGAAGCCCTTCGTGATTTCGACATGCAATGGTCCTCATATAAAGAGTGGCCAGAATCTGTTCGTTTAACAACCGTGAAACCAAGTGGAACTCTCAGCCTTCTCGCTGGAGTAACTCCGGGTATTCATCCGGGTTACAGTGAACACCACATCCGCAGAGTGCGTATGGCATCCGGAGACCCTCTACTGGACTACTGCGAACAACTCGGCTACCACGTTGAATGGGTTGACAACGACAGCCGAACCAAGGTTGTTGAATTTCCTTGCAAATTTCCCGAAGAAACGATCGTTGCTTCCGACATGACAGCAATCGAACAATTGGAACTTCAATGTCGTGTTCAAGAAGAATGGGCAGACAACGCTGTTTCCGTAACCGTTTACATTAGGCCCGGAGAATTAGAAAGCGTTCAAAAGTTTCTTGAAAAGAACTGGTCCACGATGAAATCCGTTTCCTTCCTGTTGCACAGTGAACACGGATTCGCTCAGGCACCCCTAGAGGAAATAACTCTAGACAGATACAACGAACTGCTTGGAAAAGTTAGTAATGAAAAGATTTTGATCGGCAGCGGTACAAGCGAATTACTAGATGACGATTGTGCTACCGGAGCATGTCCCATCAGATAACATTCACATATGGCTATTCCTGCGTCCATGACGCTTGACCAAGTGGTAGACGCTTTAGACATCGCCATAGACAGCGGCGTCTGGAATGAAGTAGACGGAATCTGTGGACATTGTTATTACGTTGGCGAGGTTTACGAACCCAATCCCTACATGATCGACGCTCTTCCTCCTGAACCAATCAGTTCCTGCAAGGAATGCTTAGTTCATCGGGCTATGTGGAATTCCTATTTAGAGAACAACCCCTAATCCAACTCAGCCTTTTTGCGGGCTTTACGATCCTCAACGGGATCTTTCACCTTACGCTCCACCTGAAGAATCTCCTTGGGGTTAAACGCATGGAACCCCGGCCCACGCTTTGGTGCTCCTTTTTTCGTGAACGGCCCATAACAATCGATCCATTCAGCACCCTTGGGGTTGATGACATGCTGTTCGAACTTGTACCATCCCGGCTTATGGGCCTTCACCCGGAACCGACGGCCTTTCACTAAAGGCAGCCCTGCTCCGTGGAACTCATCAAAATACTGCCAGCCCTCTTCTATCTTCTCCGCCAACATCCGCTCACGATATTTCAGATTGGAGCGGAGCGTCTTAGCAGAAACTTCTTTCATGGAAGATTTTCCCTTCTCTCCATGGTCATCTGAATCCCTATTGTAACACAAGTCATACAAGTCTGTCAAGTCGGTACTTCTTCCGACAACGAGAAAACCCCCCAGATTGCTCCGGGGGGCTTCTCTATGTCTTGTGTTTCAGTCAGTCGCTAGGACTCACTCCTTTATAGATTAGGAAGGAGCGGCGTCGAAGGTGACTTTGACGAACGACTCTGGGCGCTTCACCGCAAGGGCGAGACGCTGCTCGGCCAGAATGACGATTGCATTCCGAACGAAGAAGTCGCTGTGCTGTTCGCTGACACGGATAGTGGCTTCTTCCCGGTCGTACAACTGGGCACCCTGACCGAACGAACCGATAAGGGCGGTGCCCGAAGCGATTGCGGGGGTGTCCACGACGGGAATCCGCCAGATGCGAGACTCTGCACCAGCAACGATGGAAACTGCCATCAGGTACTGACCGTTAGAATCCTTGGTCAGTTCGATGTCTTCCCAGTCGTTCGGGTTAAGAATAACGCCCGACGGCTCGTAGTAAGCGAGGAACGACAGAGTCGCTGCACGCCTAATAGCATCAGCCTTGGTATCCTTGACGGGCAAGGTTGCACCAGCAGACCATGAGTAAGTCTGAATACCAGAGGTGTTCAGAATACCGGTAAGGTCTTCGCTTGTCCCAGCACCTGAGAGGATCTGATGATCCTCATGAAGGCGAAGGCCGTAAAGAAGTTCGTTGTCGATGATCGACCGCAATTGCGGCTCATCGGAAAGAACGTTACGGTGAGCGGCTTCCCAGTGAGCGATGGTACGAACTGGTGCCTGCACGCCAGTGAATGCCATCGTGGTCTGAGGCTTAGAGCCAAAGGCCGACGAGACACGCTCCGGAACGGTGCTTGCGTTGTTCGTAAAACCGCTCATGCGGAAGTACTCAATAACGGCGCTGTTGGTCGTCCGGCTCGGGAAAAGATCCCTTACTCGGGTACGACGCTGTGCCTGAGGGACGATTGGATCACGAGTGATCGAACCAAACGCTGAAGGCGTGCCACCCGGCAAAGACGTGTAAACATCTTTGCGCTGGTAGTCGTCACCATAAAGTGTTTTAGTCCCATAAGGACTATCCATGGTGCCTGCGCCACGCGTCATCATCGCTTGGAACTCATCCGAATCGACAAATGCTTGACCAAGGCTCTTTACGCCAGTGGGAACGGTGACCGAAGCCATCGCGCCATCAGCGGCTGAAACCTTTGCCAGCGACTCTGCCGGAGCCTCGCTGCCCCAATCGGCAACTTTTTGCATGTCTTCCATGCTGTCAATGAGTGATTTAATTTCTTTGATCTCACCCATGTTCTGATCAAAAGCAACCTTACGCTCCTGATCAATGATGATTGCGCCATCTTCGGTTTTAAACGAATCTGCAATCTCGTTATTGGCTGTCATCTTCGAGCGCAATGCGCCTTGAAGTTCTTTCAGCCTACTGTCGTCAAATGCCATAGTTCTTACTCCTATTGTGTGTCCGACTAATAATGTTTTATTTTCAGTCGGTATAAGGTAAGCACCATCTACCGAAATGAACATTAGAAGTTTAAATCACAAATAGGCGATCTCGCCGCAACTGCTATAGGTAGTGGTCTAGGAATCTTTCCAATTGCTTGGAAGCAGATCAGTCCTACCTAATGCTCTAGCACGTTTCTTAATATGCCTCTTCGCAGCAAGTATGTTCTTAGCCCTGCCGCAGGCTTGTATAGCATTTTTGAGATCTCCAACATCGCGAATGGGATACGACCCATCCGGCATAGCCATACCTTGTTTAGAATATTCTTCGCGTCTATCATCCGTGTAATAACGCTTGCCTGCTACCAAACCGCCACCCGGCAAAGTCTCTATACCCCTGATACCCCTATTAATCAAAGGTTGCCAATCTCTTTGAGTCGCTTTCGGCAATTCAACAATCCGGCGTTGCCGTCTCATCGTGGGAGTATCTATGACCAAGCGCCTCTTATTCGGAGAACTTCTAACGGCGCTGAACTCTTCCATCGTTTCACAAGGCATCCATTTCCCGATCCCGTGCTGATGTGCCCCTGAGCAACCGATTCCAGTTGCAGCAGACTCTGCTTCGAGTCGGGTTCTAAACATTAGTTTCTTATCTGCTGGATTTACTTTTGTTTCAGCACAACCCTCGCAACAGGCAGACTTTTCCTTCTTGCCATCCCGGTGTTCCCGATAAGCCGCGCTTCCCTTTTTAATGAGAATCATCAATGCTTCTTCAGATTCGCACAGACCCCAACCGTCGCCCTTTTTATGGGCACCGGTACAACCCAGCATCTTCCCCACCTTTAAGGCTTGCCGCCTACTGGGAAGAACGGTCTCAGCGACGGGATCTTTAGCCATCTGCCGACTCCTCAACAGTCATACTCGCAAATTCGGATGATTCATCTATCAGATCTTGAAACTTTCCGGCGTCATCCTCTTCAATCGCTATTCGCTTGTTGTATGAATTCCGTATCAAACTTTCAAAAGGAGTCACAGTTTCAAGATGTTCCCTCCATACGGGGTCTCTATTGAAATAGTCTTCCCATTCCTCCAAAATCTCAGGACTTTCAGAACGAACCGTGAATTCACCATCCTCCAAAATAAAGTATGTATTATTCGATACGACTATGTGATTTAGATAATCCATGATCAACCAAGCATCCTTCCAATAACGTAATCAATATCTACCGTACCGTCGGCACTAGTTAGTTCGTCAAGATGTCTGTTAAGTTTGGTCCATTGGGCATCAACATCCCCCCTACTAAATCTATCTCGGAACGCCCCACCTTTAAATATGCGTTCCTTTTCATTCGGATCGTGCATCATGGTATTGAATCGTTCAAGCATCGTTCTTATCTGCTGTTCCAACACAGCCCTTCGGGCAGGATCAGCAGCAGCAGCATCTTTCAGATCTCTAATCAACTGGTGATCCATACCGAAACCGTACTTACTCGGATCTCTGTAAGATTTTTGGAAGTTCCATGCTAAATCAACAGGAATCAGAGCAACATCACCATCAGAGTTATGACCCATAAGACCGTTGTTGCCGTGTCGATCATTAACCCCCAACACCCAATTAACCAAAAAATTATCTATCCTTGAATTCAAACCAGCATCCCGGTCGATCATACCCAAATCAAAGTTCCGACCGTCTGTGCCGGGGTTGCCAATTATCATTGAGTCACCACCCGGACTCGCATTCAAGGCGTGCTCCAATACAACTGCCGTTCCTATGTCCCCATGACGAGTTTTGATCTTTCCATTTGCACGACCGGGCAACAATGGAAGACCCAAGTTGTGAGCAACTTCGGCACCAACCAACTCATTCAAACCTTCAATATCACGAGCCGGTTCGTGGGCTTTAATCAGGAACCCGTGCTTCCCATACGAACCATCCGGAAGACGCTGAGTCAACACATAAGTGGTTCCAATAGCCCCACCATTTTCTTCAAAGATTAAGAAGCGATCACCTTCAGCAGCGGAAGCATTTTCCAAAAGGGCTAGAGCCAAGAAATCATCAGGAACATCACTAATGTTTCCGCCACCACGAACAAATTTATCGGCTTGGATCTGCGTGTTCATGCCTTGATTTCCGACTGCCACTTTTTCTATACGGAAAACACCGTTTGCATCTTTTTGTCCTGCGATACCTAAACCAGCCGGTCGGGGTCGAACACCCTGAGTCGGATTTGCCATTCTTGCCGGAGTGAGATCCTCCCCTTCCCATGGAACAGGATCACCCAGCGGTCCCAAAACCAAGTCCCGTCTAGCAGCCCCCATCCGATCACGAAGATCTTCGACAACCTGACGGTGGACACGCCTGCGTTCATTAAGTTCGTCGTTATGCCTGACCCGTGGCAAGTTCCCGATCTCTTCCAATATTGCAGCAATCTCAGCAATATCGGCATCAATGCCAACTTCTACTATTTGACCAGCGTTAAGTTTGTCGCCCAGTTCCCCGATGCGAACATCGTCGTCTATTAACTCTTTGACACGCCGAACATTGTCACGTTCCTGAACTTTACCCTTCATTTGCTTCAAGTTCTCTCTCAAGTTTGCACGAGCGGTTCGTAAAGACCCCTGTGGAAGATCTGCGAGGTTACCGATCTCCTCGTTAAGTTCCATAATTTCACGATCCACCGAAGGACTTCCATCAGGATTATTGTTAATGATGTCAGCCAATTCTCCTATTCGTGCTTGCTTTCCATTTATCCATTCACGGTTCTCTCTTATGGCAGCACGGGCGCTGACCTGTGTTTTCATTCTCTTAATTTCACTACGATTTGCGTTAGCACGAGCCTGTATTTCGTCAACGCTTGCTCGTTCGACTCCATCATTTATCAAATTGAGATTAACGCGTTGCATGGCGTCACGATCCTGACGTTCAAGGAGAACATCCAGATCTGCAAGTAAGGCTTCGTCGTTAAGATCGTTGTCCACCCGATCTCGCAAAACGTCCATGTCAACCTTGTTGTCCCACTCCCTCATTATTCTTATGTTCTCTACGTTGCCTGCCCGCTGTTCCTCTTCATGCCTTAAGCGGGCATCCTCAACACCTTGACGTATGTCTCGTTCTTTATCAAGACGACCCTGAAGATTACGAAGTTTGGTCCTCACCTTGCCCAACTCTTTGCGTTCTTCGCTTCCTCGCGGAGCGGCCTGCCAGCGACGATCCATATCTACTAACGCTCGGTCAACGTTCGCCCTGTGTCCGGCTACAGCAGGAACACCTTTATTTCCGTCGTTACCTCTTCCGCGTAGGCCATGCTGTACACGCCTAATCTTTTTCTTAACATTGTCCATCATGCCCACAACACCACGGACAGCGTCCTCATAGTCCTCATCTGCGAAATCACGCTGTGGAATATCGTTAAAACGTTCTATCGTTCTACCCGGCACACCGTCTCTAGGAGCATCTGCCTTTTGCACAATGTTGTTTAAAGCCCTAGTCGCACCATCTGAAATATCGGCTTGAAGCCCACCGCCGGGCCTATGCCTCGGGAATCTACGTTGAGCCTCCTCATAGAGAAGTGGCATTTCTGCATTGATGCGACGCAATTCTTCTAACTGACCGGGGAGTTCACCCGCATCAGCATCATGTCCCATCATTGCCCTGCGTAACGTATCTTGCGCCCTGAGCCGACCTTCTACCAACTCTTTAAATTCGACATCATCCATATTCGGCATATTTAACAAATCGGGATTATCCGGCTCTCGCCAATTACGGATCTCTATCAACTCCCGTCGATGAATACGAAGCCTTCTAGTCAACCTGCCCCTGTTCCCTGCCGGAGCATCGATTCCTTCCCATCTCCGCAAAGCCTCAATCGTCTCATCTAACATCTCGGGAGTTAACTGCCCCCTCACAGCAGCCATTCGGAGTTGCTGTGCATTGATAACACGACTATCCAGATCACGGACCAAGCGACCATCACCATCACGCAACTGCCGGATGTGTGCGACACTTCTTTCATCGTTCATCATCTCAACCACTGCACGAAGAGCATTGTCTGATAAACGTTTGGCATCCGGATCATCACGGCGCATATTTAGTGGATTATCGCGACGGTCTTCAATGATTCTGTTCAAAAGTTGATCTAGCAACCTGCGGCGTTCCCCGGCTTCATCCCCGATTGGCATACCATCTACCGCTTGGAAATCTTCTCGGAATTCTGTAGCAATCTCTATTGGCGCAGGTTGAAAGGACCGTTCAGTCCGGTCGGTATCAGAAGAATCCAAATCCACTGGATCGCCTTCTACATCACCAGCGGCTCTACGTTGATCCCGTTCAGCCAAACCATTTAATAATTCGTCTTGATTATTGTTGGCTCGGTTGTATTCAATTTCTTCCACCAACTCATCATCATCAAGGTTGCGGATACGTTCACGATCACTATTTATAAGACGTGCCTCAGCACTGTTACCGCCATCCGCAGCGATTCGCCTGTCACGCTCTTGGAATAGTTCTCGCATCCGTGGATCATCATCTAAGGGTCCGACGAGATCCGCAGGACGTTGAATGAGAATGGCACGCAACTCTTCATCGACCTCTTCAGGTGCCATCCTTCCCGCATCTTCAGGTGCCGCAGCATTATCCCGACGACGATCAATTTCTAAACGGGCTTCTCGTTGACGGGCAGCCCGTTCGGCACGAGGAGCCAACGGCAAGACCTCCACCTCCTCGCCTCGCACTATTCGACCCAATTCCTCGTCATCGGCACCACTCAAGTCGATGGGCGCAGGGATATCCCCGTCAGTTGGCATTTGCACGTCCGCTACAGCACGCCTACCCGCCTCTTCAGGAGAGAGAGCCTCTGGAGGATCTGGTGGAATATCTTGACCGCCCGCAGCGAGATGTTCATCAAATTCACGACGCAGCCGGAGACCCTCCTCCAATTCCGCTGCCCTGTTTGGCCAATCATTCTCCTTAGCGATGGCAAGTTCTAATTCCATCTGAGGATCTTGAAGTTCTCTATCTTGACGGCGACGTTCTTCACGAAGAAGAAAATCTAAATCAGGTGGGTCTGGTTCGTCTAAACGTTCTGCTAATTGTTCATCTGAAAGATCTGCGTAGACATGCCAGCCTTCTTCTGGTCTGCCAACTTCAGGAACGTCTATATCTTCGCCCGGTACATCTACATCCTCCGGAGCGTCATCTGGAACATCTGGAACATCTGGCGGGTCTACAGCCCTGCCGCGGTCTTCTCCGGCATCAACATCGGCATCAATTTCTGCATCTCTTTCTTTACGATCTCGCCTTACTTCTGCAATGTTCTCTCTAACCGGTGCCATTCTTACTGCTAATGCATCTAAGTCTTCTTGATCAATAGCCCCCGCATTGAAAGCATCGGTTGCTTCACGATCCAATTCATCTATAGCAAATTCAACTTCTAGTAGTTCGTTTTCGTTGGTTGCCTCATCAAGAATTGTGTCTTCTATCGCAAATGCTTGATCGTGTAGACGCCGATCCAACCTTGCATTTGGACCATCATCTTCAGGAACATCTACCTCTGGGTCATCCGCCTCAGGAGCATCTGCCTCCGGAACATCCGGATCAGGAACATCCGCATCAGGGAATTCTTGTAAACCCGGATCAGGTTTCCCGTCGTCATCTAAAGGAATAAAAACATCACCATCGTCTTCCATCCCAAGTTGCATACCGGCAAGACGATCATTCCAATCACGCCGATATTCAGGATCTTCATCTAACAAACGACGATGCTCATCACGATCAATACCCTCAGGAAGAATCTGATCGTCAAACTCCATTTCACGCTCAATCAGCGCATCATTACCAGCAGCGTCACCCATCTGACGACGCTCGCCTTCCATGCGAATCGCTCCCTCAAGAACACCTCGCTCTTTCTCAGTTCGATCTTCCCGGTTCTGACGCCAGTTCTGCTTAACGCCAGTAAAGCCTTCAATAAAACCTTCCATAAAACTACTTATTTTTACACGAGCATCTGAATCACCCTCTGCCGCTAACAGCCGTTCCTTACTGTCTCCCCCAATAGCAGCCTCAAGTTTTCCAATCTGCTCATCTAAAGCCTCAATCTCTGGACGCTGTTCTTCTGCACGGGCACGCTGCCTACCGGCACGGGCACGCTGCCGATTCCCCCTCGCTAAACGACGCTCACCTCGTCCCCTGATTCGGCGTTCACCTCCACCACCTCTTAAAGGAGAACGTGGATCGTCACCGGGCTTGTAATCGACGCGCTTACCGCCACTGTCAACAATGTGCATATCTCTAGTCAGTCTGCGAGCGCCTTTGATGATGTCCAAAAATACGGTTCCGGCAGGACGTTCCCAAATAGTTCCCTCTTGACGCAAGCCGTCATTGTCTCCATCACGGGCATCCGGATTGTATGGAGCGGGTTTCGGAGTACGCCGAATAGCACCTAACCCGCGAGCCTTGAACTCAACAGGGTAAAGGCTTAATTCAAAGACACGAGCCTTAAAAGACTTTTCGTTAAAAAGAGAATGATTTCTATTCATTAGGAATCACTTCTTCATCAACCATTCCAGAGTCAACCTCTTCCAACCAAGCAAGAGCATCCAAATACAAATCCCGCAAATCTTCTTTTCCCCGATCCGTGGACAGGTGATAGCGAGACATAACTAACGACTCTGATTTCTCTTCACCTTCAGGTAGGTCGGCCAGCACATATTGTGATACCAACTCCACGATGTTCCTGCGCGTCGGGTTGTTGCGGGCTTCAATAAAGCCTTGCATTTTTGCGAGATCTTCTGTACCTATTTTGGTCATATCAATTACCCAACTTCTTCAGATGTTCTTATCGCTGGACGCTCGAATGGGGTGCCATCCTGCAAGACTCCATCACCATCAGCATCAATGGCCCCCGGATCAAAATCCTCTGTTCGATCACCCAAAACTCGTCTGATCAGACGATCCAATTCGTCACCAAACTCGCCGCCATTATCCAGATTACCGCTGGAGAGCGGAGCATTTGACAACCACCATGCTCCATATTTGTTTTGTGAAATACCTTCCGATTTATCGGCTTCACCTGCACCATGCGGTTTCATCTTGTTCCAAGGGTGAGACCCATCCCGATCAAATATTGAATGTGCCATCATCAAAGTAACTCGTTCGCCAGCGGCATCCCGTCGAAGCAATTCTCCTATTTCATCTGCCATCAAAGCATCAATAATAATGTTCTCATCGCTTGGACCATCCACCCGGAAAGCCGCCAACTCAGGAATCAAATTCCTAACCATTTTACTGACGGCCTCTGGAGACTCAAACCCTTGCCTTCCCCACATCACCTGTCCGTCAGCAACAGCAGTAACCCCGACATTCAATTTTCCACCCAGCGCCTGATAATGCATGTAAGCATTGTTGTTATAGAACCCTGCAAAACCAGAACTCTTGACACCCGCGCTACCCGGATCTACAAACAAATAACTATTACTTTGAGAGACTTTCCAGTTGCCATCAACGTAACTAACAAACACCTGTCGTGATGTATAGCCCTTATTGTCGTAAAGCCATTCACCCCAGTTTCCATCAGCATCCCGTTTGCGATACTGAATATGAGCACCCGACCGGGTTTCATTACCTTTCTTCAGTTTTACCCCTATTATATTCGCGCCAGCATTGTGTTCCAGATTCAACGTAGGCATTCCACCGTCTCTGTTTACGATTCTGAACTCACTCTTTCCATCTCTCCCCACGAAAGACCTGTCAGGACCAAGACTTAAAGCATCTCGCACCAACTCTTTAACCCGATTTTTATCGGCTGGAGTTGGGTTTCCCGCTGCTAATCGTTCTTCAAATTCAGCATTGAAACCACGCGCTGCCATATCCAAATTTGGTGGAGTGCCCCTACGTCGATATTCGGCTTCAACGAAGCCCAACCGTGGTCGCAACGCCCGAACCTCAAACCGTTCCTGCTTCAAAGCCTCTAAAGCAGCCAACCCCTCAGGGGACAAATCCGGTTCAGGTACATCCGGTTGGGGGTACATGAGAGCGTGATCCCGCTGATCTTGATGCATCGTTGCCAAAAGCAAGTCAACCAAACCAATATCGCCATCAATTTGATTCTTTGCCCTGACATTTAAGGCTTGCAGCAAACCCGCTTCTGCGGCGTTATCCCAAGCATCCGAATCGTTAAGATTTAAATCGAGATGTTGTCTACGGGCAGCATCGAACTCTTGGATTCTTTCTCGGCTGAGTCGGTCTTGCGCCTCCCTTAAAGAGGTTTGCACTATTTCTAAACGAGCCGCCAATATTTCTGGGTTTTCTACTGCCCCTGCATCCAGCCTGTCTTGTATTGCGGACAACGCCTCAAAGCGACTACGCGGCATACGTTCCCCGTCTGGAGCGCGATACCTTAAAGCCGACGCCGGGTTCGAACCCCAGATATCAGGGTTGCCCAGTTCGGCCACTCCCCCAACATTTGCGACCCCTACTTGACCTTCTCTTGCGTCATACGGGAAAACAACATCTATCACAGATATGAAAGAAAGATCGGCAGCGTCACCGGCTTCATAGCGGTCCCTATAATTCGCTACAACTTTCTTCCAACGCTCTTCACCTAACTCCGCTAAAACTGTGTCATGAGCACCACGAGCGCGAAGCGCAGCGTGCTGATGCCTCGCTGCACCCGCATCCTGCCGGGGTTGACCATCTCCACCATCTCGTCGTATTTGGCGCTCTGCGAACACCCTGCCACGCAGGCGGCGGTAAATACCGGAATTGTCAGAATTCTCTTGCGGGTCCGGCGGAGGCATGTGGTTTTCAAGCAACCTTGCCTCATCCAACATGGCGTCATTCCACACTTCACGAGCCACCAAGTCTTCCGCTGCGGCGACATGACGTGGGTCACCGTGCATACGCTGGTTGCCTATTTCCCGAATTTCCTCTAGTGACAGACGGTTACCATCACGGTCAGCGACAGGCATGTCACCAACGGCCTGCGGGTCAGGGCGAGCCAACCGCCGACGCTTCTGTTCGGCTTCCAACTCGTCATGTCGCATACCCGGCAAAAATGGACGATCCAAAATATCGGGATGAGCAGCATTAATCGCCGCCATCTCCTCAAGGATCATGCGGTCAGACCGCGCCTCTGGCCTGTCGGGATACTCCCGCTTCATCACATCAGACATCTGTTCGACGCCATCCGGATTGACACCCAGACTGGCATTAATCTCTTCGCTTATTTCCTCTGCTAGAGGCTTGTCTCTTTCTGCTTTGATCTTGTTTTTTTCCTGCTGAATAACATTTGGCTTACCTTTCTCAGCAAACCTTTCTTTCTTCTTTTCAGATACTTCGACATGCCGCCCGCGGCGTTCTTCGCGTTCTCCCTGCCTGCGAGCAGTGTCACCAAACTTGGCTCTAGCATCCTCGTCTCGGTCGCGACGTTCTTGCCGCCCGTGACCAATTCTTTCGTCTAAGCGATTCCGTCTGTCCTCGTTCCGTTGCCGCCTAGCAGCCCTTCGATCCCTGCGTCGGGTATCACCAAAGTCAGCCCTAGCATCTTCATCCCTGTCGCGACGTTCTTGCCGCCCGTAACCAATTCTTTCGTCTAAGCGATCTGCACGCCCCTCACGCCTTTGCTCACGGCGGGTGTCCCCGGAGTCAGCCCTAGGGTTCTCGTCCCTGTCACGCCGCTCCTGACGGCCACGACCGACAGCGTTGTCTATACGTTCAGCGACTTCTCCGCGACGCTCTTGCCTTCTCTCCCGCCGGGGATTTCTCCCATCTAGTTCCTCGCGCTCTTCACGATGGCGTGCATCTAAAGCATCCCGTTCGATCCTGAACTGACGCAACACTTCTGCGCGGTCAACATCAGCCCGACCTCGCTCTTCATTCCGATCCGCTCGCGCATCCAAACGATCCGCTCTGCGTTCGCGACGATCAGGACTTGCTTGAACCCTTCCAATCGCACGCTGCAACCTTGCACGACGCAAATCACGACGGTTATCAGCCGCAGTAAAATCGACCCTAGCGTCCTCGTCACGATCCCGTTGCAGTATGCGACCTGCACCAATAGCGCGGTCTACACGACCACGACCGGCACGAGAACCATCTATACGACGGAGAGGCGAACGTTGCCCATCTCCGGGTTTGTAATCAACACGCTTGCCGCCCCCATCGACAATGCTCATCCCCCTACTCATTCTTCGGGCACCTCTAGCCACGTTCTGGAACACTGTTCCAGCGGGCCGTTCCCAAATAGTTCCTTCCTGCCTTAAACCATCGTTGTCTCCATCGCGTGCGTCCGGGTTGTAAGGAGCAATCTTTGGTGCCCTACGGGCAAGACCTCCGATCCGACCACCACGCCTACGGCCACCGGGAGTTAATGCCCGTCGGAAAATTTTTACTGCCATTTCCTCAGAATCGGCTGCAATAACAAACCGTGCCGCTTTTACATCAATAAGTGAATCCTTGCTTAAACCAAAAGTTTCACTAATCCGAATATCAGAAACACTCTTTTTGCGAATAGGCGTCTCTCTGAAAGCCAGCGACTTGTACTCAACCAACAAAGCGGCGTACTCACCCCTATCGGGACGTTCGTTAGCAACAACCTTTTCTTCATTTTCTAAACGAACAGTAGAGAAAGGCTTCCTTCCGGCAGGACGCCTTGGTGCCTTTTCAGACAAATACAACGAAAACACCCACCGTGGAACGATCCTGCGTTCACCGGTCGGTGAATACACGACCACACGCTCATTAGCGTTGCTGATATTTTTGAACTTCGGCTCTATCGAAAGATTCGTTGGGAACTCTTTTACCAATTTTTCAACACCAGCCATTGGATTGATTTTGATGTCTGGATCTCTACTGAGTGCTGCCCAGCGTGTACGAATCTTTGCAGCAGTCCCAGAACCTATGTTCCCTTTACGAGTGACTCTGACAGATCCCTCTGGGAAAACATATTGAACCGCTTTAGCACCCTTAGTAAGAAGACGTAATTCTTCACCGGCAATACTTTTCTTTCCAATTTTAGAAGTGACATAAACGGCATCTTTTAGATTGTCATGGTCTTTCATCCTGACCAATTGATTCGCATCTACACGAGGCTCATAAATGACACCGTCCCTTCGGACTATGCGTGTCGTGTTTCTGTTCTTAGAAGCAAAACCAACTACATCCGAAACGGATGATTCACGACGCTTCGTATTTGGTCTTGAATGTGGTTTCATTGCCGCTTCACGAACAACGGCAAAAGGGTCACCTTTTGGTTTTTTGACTATTACATCTCTTGCAACATCTTCAAGATCTTCTGGTTTTGAGCCTTGAAAACGACGGGTGATCTTTCCACGATCAGCAGCCGTTACCGCTCCCGGCCCTTTAGCCGGAGCGTCATAAACAACGCTTCCACAATTGCTTAATTCTGGATCTGTGAACCGGCCACCATTCAGATAACCCTGAGGGCAACGCATGGCACGGCCCCCGATAGAAGGACGACCTGCCCCTCCGCCACCGATACCGCCACCGATACCGCCACCGCCCGGAGTTAACGCACCATAAACAGCAGATCTACCCGGATTTCGATACTTGCCCATATCGCCGGGAATAAAGAACGAAGCAAGACCCTGAAGGCTTCGCCCCATCCGACCATGAGTAGAAACTAATCCGACTTTGGTTCCCAGAAGATCTGCAACAGTTTCGACTTCAACATTTTTCGGATAGTCCTCATCCCATTCAAAAGAACCGGGAATAGGAACAGACTTGAACCCTTGAGCAATACGAGCAGCCTTGTACTCAACTGCGTTCTGATCACCATTAATTCGCCGGGTGGACATTCCACCTATGCGCCTATAAAGCCTCCAAGTGGAAACTTCCAAAGCACCATCGTCACTCTTTTTCCGACGCCTTTTGCGCTTGCCGGGAACAGCGCGACGAGAAGCACGAAGAACAGGACCAAGTTTGCCCCCCTCATGATGATTCCCCTCATTCGGCCATAAACCAGTGGTCTCATGATGGAGCCACGCACACAAAGGTTGCAGCGGGTACAACTCTGGATGATCAGCAAGGATGACTATGCAACGACGAAAACCCCCCGGCTTCCGCATAATGGGACGCCAGTACTTAAGAAGTTGCTCTAAGTTCCCGCGTCGCGGCCCCCGGCCACGAAGAATGTCGCCAGTAATCCTCTCCTGCGGGAGTAAGTCAATTGCATCTTGAGGTGCCTTCACCTCAAGTTTCATATCATCCATCACACTCCCTAGGGGTGATTAGTTTTTTGCGTTTTTCTTATTGGTGCCCTTTTTCTTGGGGGTCTTGCCATCTCTATACGCTTCATTCACATCAGGAGTGCTTTCATCATCTTTGACAAAATGCCCCTTAGTTGTCCGCGCTCGCTCGCCCGTTGCCTCCGCTTCAGGAGCAGGAACAGGAGCCTCTGGCTCCTCTTCTCCGACATGCACGATCCGTCCCTTGTTGGGATCGAAATAACTTTTCTTGTCCATCGTCTTAATAACCTTCCGTGGGATTATTGCGTTGTGTCATGATCCGCTCTTTTTGTTTTATAAGATCCATCAAAGGTTCCAATAAAGATTTACATTCCGGACTATTTACCATGATCCGGTAAGCCATAAGAAGCAAAGTCATCGGGTCTTTAGAAGGACTCCCTTCGCCATCAGGGCGCGGAGGAGTTCTCTCAACACGGGTCATCGACCCATCAGGATTAAGCCTGACGACAGCCTTTACTTCTTCAAAATCAGACACGCTATTACTCCGTGTCCAAATCTTCTTCGACTTCCATCATCTGCATTTCCATCAGCGAAGCCACAAACTCTGCTTCTTCAGCGGTCTTTTCTTCGGACCATCCTTCTGGAATGAGATCAGTAGCCTCAAGTTCTTCTGCTCGTTTTGTAATGTGACCCCTGATGTCAAGCGACTTAGAACTGCCCGCAGCAACAATCACCGTGGTCAGATCCGACCTCGTGACAATCGGGAACCGACCGTCCGACATCGCAAACCCATCTTCGATGAGTTGTTCTGTACGAGATGCCGGGTAAAGACGTTTAAGGCCGATTTCTGCCTCAATAACGTCTTTTTCTGACTGAAGTTCTTTGATCTCTGCGGCTTCTTCATCGGTCAACTCAATCATGTCTGACCCAAGGAACTGGCCGTCCACGCCCACATAGGCGT